TCTGGTAATAGCTAAAGAGTCTGCTAGTTCATACTTAGACTCAGGTATTCAATGGCAAAGCAACTAAGTAGTTCCTTCGATAAAGACAAGGATGGAGTTAGATATCAACATCCAGAGCGTACGTGCAAGGAGTGTGCTAAATACCCCTGTTTCAGAGGTCAAGAGGACAAAACTTGTGATTATGCCAAATACGGTTGTAGGAAATACAAAGATAAGGAAGATTAATTATAAATTCTTATCATTATGATAGAATGTAACATCTACTCTGGACGTAGGGGAAGGATAGATTATCAGGAAACTGGTAACTTTGAATCCTTGTTGGAAGCTGAACTCTATGCTCAGGAAATCTCTGAAATGGATGCCAAGGAATATGGTTATCCAATTGAGGAGTGTGAATGGTTGGCTGTAGAGACTGCTACTGATAACATTCCTTACGACGAACGAGTAGGAGTAATGTATCTGTAAATGGAAACAATCCATGCCAAGTTGATAACCTTACGAGAAGATGTGGGTGGTTATATAATCTATGTCTTCCAAAATTTAGCTAATGGGACTTATGAAATGATTACTCGATTACCTAGGTGGGAATCTCCAGTTCTCAAGATAGGTGATGTTGGGTTTTTAAAGTACAATGAAGTAATAGCTGGTGAGGATACTTGGTATGACTCTTTAACAGGTCAGAAAGTACCTTACCGCTTTACTGGAGTTTATTTTATGGACTTTGTTTATGAGAAACCAGCGGAATCAGATTTAATATTGTAAATAGATAGATGAACGAATAAAGAGATTATTTTATATGATAAAGACATAATATAGAATAACAATATGATGAAGGAAAAATTGGCTGCCGCTATTGCTAAGAAGAATAATGACATTAACACTTTCGTATGGAAAGGTCGCAAGGTCGAAGTAAATGGACAACTCGTACAAGAGGAAAAGAGACTTGTTGATTGTTCAGACAAAGAACTAAGAACGTTCTATAACCACTGCGAATCTATGCTGTATAATGACAGCAAAGAATATCCAGGTCGATATGTTCTGTTGGACATTATCAAAGACCAGAGAGAAAGATGTAACACTGAGTTATTCCTTCGTTGGTTAGAGCAAGATAGAGGTATTCCAAGATTTACATTCCTGCCTTCTCTGAGAGTGTTCCTTGATAATAACAAAGGTATTGATACCAAGGAAACATTCATCTCTGAGGCTTTGGTTGGGGACTGTCCTGTGGAGTTCGCGAGACTTCCTATTGAATTAGTCCTCGAAGGCTGTCTTGATAAGTTGGGTAAATTTAACAAGCAGCACATTACATTAACATTTATCTTAAAACAAGGTCTATGGTTTACGCAGCAGGAATCTAAAGACTTGACTGAGAAGACGGCTAACGGTGAGTATCGTGAGAAAGCTGAGGTAGCCAGAGAGCGTCTCGGTCTTAATCCTACTGCAAACCTGTATATGACACCGAAAGGATTATCATTCACTCAATTACGTGCAATGGTAAACCTTAAGAGTAAGAAGTACTCTGAACTTACTACTGCTCAACTGGAAACATTGAGGAATAGAATCTTATTCTCTTTGGAGGATGAGGTTAAGTTCCATATCAACCAGTGGGAGACCCGCAAGAACCAAATTAAAATGGTTTGTGATGCTAAAGGATATACTCTTTAACATCTATACCCATCTATATTGGTTCTACATATATACTCCTGAGTTTTACTCACTCATTATAGGAGTTTTGTTTACATAACTATCAATAGAATTAAAGAGTAAATTCAAGGGTAAAATTGATAGTATATGGCAGACTTGTTTGGAAATCTAAGTAGAACGGAACGCCAGGAACAAGGTGTTCAACGATGGGTAGATAACAAGTTGTGTGGGACCTTGAATTGGGCTACTGGAGTAGGTAAAACTAGAGGCGGACTAATGGCTATAAGTAGATTTCTTAAGAAGAATCCAACTAAGTCTGTTATTATAGTTGTCCCAAGTGAACCTATTCAAAGACAATGGAATCAGGAACTAATTGATTGGAACTTATTCCAACAGTGCTCAGTTAAGACCATGAGTGATACATCAGTTAATAAGTATAGTTGTACTTTACTAGTAATTGATGAAATTCATAAAGTGGGAGCACCTACACTGCTGAACATATTTAAAAACGTCCAATATACAATAATCTTAGGGTTAACTGCGACCTTTGAGAGATTGGATGGTAAAGATGAAATTATAAGTAAGAAGTGTCCTATTGTGGATACCATTTCTGTAGAAGAAGCCATAGAAAATAAGTGGCTTGCCGATTATCGAGAATATGAGGTACTTATTGAGCCAGAAGATATTGATGTCTATAAAGAGGTCAATAAAGAGTTCTATGAACATTTCTCCTACTTTAACTATGACTTTAATCTAGCCATGAAGTGTGCAACTGATTGGAAGAGGAGGTCAGAGTTAGCTAAAGAGAGATGTAGAGAAGACCAGAGCGAAGACTTTAAGACTGTTAATAAACAGATTTTAGTTCATGCTATGGGGTTCAGTAGAACCTTACAGGCTCGTAAGAAATACATATATAATCATCCTAAGAAAATTGAACTTACTAACTTAATCTTGGAGAACAGACAGGACAAGAAGTGTATAACTTTTAGTGCTACTGTAGCTATGGCTGAAAAGATTAAGTATGGTGCCGTGTATTCTGGTAAAGATTCTGTCAAGAAAGGCAGGATGAATTTACAAGAGTTTGTACAGCAGGATGGTGGTGTACTAAACACTGTTATGAAACTGAATGAGGGATTTAATTGTCCCGACATCAGTGTGTCAGTTATATTAGGCTTCAATAGTAGTTCTACTACTAAGAAACAGAGAGTTGGTCGAGTTATCCGTCAAAAGGAGGGCAAGGTTGCTGAAGTATTCACCTTAGTCCTTAAAGGGACTGTAGAGGAGGAATGGTTTAGGAAGTCTACCAGTACTGGAAGATATATACCTATTAGCGAGGAAAATCTCATAGATGTTCTTCAAGGAAGACCATTTAATCCTAAGAAGAAAAAGCAAACTAAAATGATGTTTAGATTCTAATGTTCAATGTAACCTATTATGAACAGTCTGACAATGTGGTTGAAGTTAAAGTCGATGCTATACAATTCCTACACCTATTGGAACTGTGTGCAGCTGGCAGATACATCAGAGCCATAACGGCAGACTTTCAAGGTAAGAGCATAGACTGCAATAAGCTATTACGTAGCTTAAAGTTTGTGTAGATTCATTTGGTAATTTAAGAGATTTTTAGTATCTTTGTACTCTTAACACGTTAATAAGATGACAACAGAGAGAATGTTAGAACTCCTTATTCTTAATAAATTCATGGACAGGTATAACGATATGTCTCCGAAAGTCAAAGGACTTACTGAGAAGATGATTTCTATACCACAAGTGGAGGAAAGGCGATATATGCTAGAGAAGGAGTTCTTAGACCCGTATGTAATTGACAACGCTGAGAAATCAGAATAAACACTTTACAGTTAGTAGATTGTTTAGTTATTGGCTAACAATTTATTTAATTGGAAAAACTAAGTTTAACAGTAGACAATCAGTTAGTAATGATGGAGAAGTATAGACTAACAGCAGAAGAGGTCTTACTAATTGATTTATTATTTCTAGCTAGCATAGAAGAAGGGCATAAAGAATATCTAGTTAAGTATTTTACTATGCCTGTAACTAGAACCAATCTTAGAGATTTACTATTAAGTCTCCAGGCTAAGGGAATCATTACTAAACAGTATAAGGTTCCTGATAAGGGTCAGAAGTTCGACCCTGAATGTGTTATATTCAACCAAAACTTTCTTAATAACTATAGGAAGTTTAGTGGTGATTTAGGCGCAGAGTTCTTAATGACTTATCCTCACAATGGACTCATTAACGGAGTGGAAGTTCCGTTAAATAACTGGGCTAAGAAATTCAGCACAGAGGAAGAGTTTTATTATGCCTATGGTAAATCTATAGGCTGGAAGCAGGATAAGCATAACGAAGTATTAGAACTTATTAGATGGGCTAAGGATAACAATTGTAACCTCCTTAATATGAACATCGCAGACTTTATGATAAGTAAAATCTGGCAGAACATTGCAGAGCTTAAGAATGGAGATGGGACTATGAGGTTTGATACCATCAAGAGTATTTAATGGGTAGAATAACTAGGAATTTAAAGGAGTTAATTGATAGAGGTAGAAAGGGTGAAAACCATGCCTTATCAATGGGTCTTCCTAAATTAGAGAGATTTGTAGATGGTGTAGCACAAGAGACATATTATCTAATAGCTGGAGGTACTGGCTCAGGTAAGACTTCTTTTGCATTACATTCATTCATCTATAAGCCTATAATGGAGAATATCGACAATCCAGATTTTCATATTATATATTTCAGTTTAGAAATGACTGCCGAGCAATTGCTTGGCAAGATTTTGTCTATCTATATATATGAGACATTTGGTGTTGAATTATCCTTTAAGGAACTACTTTCTAGAAGTAAGGATACCACTCTGTCCGATATGGACTATGAATTAGTATGTCAATCCTTAGAGATGCTTGATAAGATTGAATCTCACATGATAATATATGATAAACCTTTGAACAACCAGCGAATGGTAGACTTCCTTATGGAGTCTCTAAAGCAATTTGGTAAGTTCCAGGGTGATACATATACTCTGTTTAGACCCAATCACATCATATTGGTTATCTTAGACCATATTGGTTTAGCTAGACCATCTATTGGTAATTCTAAGAAAGATGAAATGGATGCTATGTCTTCTTCATTAGTTTCGTTTAGAAATAAATGTAAGATTAGTCCTGTAGTGGTAATGCAGGTGAATAGAGGTTCCTCCAATGTAGAAAGAAGGAAGTTGAACTTTCAAGAGCTTCAGTTGGACGATTTAAAAGGAACTGGTAATCCAGCAGAGGATGCCAACATAGTATTAGCATTATTTTATCCTTTTAGAGAGAAGATGTCTTCGTATAGAGGATATGACATAAAACAAATTGGAGAGAACTTTAGAAGTGCAGTAGTATTAAAGAATAGATGGGGCGCAGCAGACATTGCTGTAGGTCTCGGATTCTATGGTAAGACTGGATTATTTAGGGAACTTCCAATTGCAACCAAGATTACAAACTATGACAAGTATTTAACCCCTGATTGGTTAATTACTGAGTCATTAGAAGATTCATGCCAAGAGATTACTCAAGAAGAACAACAAGATTCTAGTTCAAAAATGACTTTAGTTCTATAGTAAATGGCAGCAGAAACTATTGCGATTGTTGGTGAAAGTGGTACTGGTAAGAGTACTTGTTTAAGAAATTTAAACCCAGAAGAAACTTTCTTGATTTCTACTACTGGTAAGCCCTTACCTTTTAAAGGATATAAGAAGAAGTATAAGGAGATAAAGAAAGAAGGCTCTGAATGGGTTGGTAACTACTATGTTAGTTCTAAATATGACAAAATCATTAACATCTTGAAGATTGTTAATCTAAAGATGCCTCATATTAAGCAGGTTATCATTGATGACTGGCAGTATATGTTGAGTTATGAGTTTGTTGATAGAGCAACCGAAGTAGGTTATACTAAGTTTACTGAGTTAGCTCAGCACGCTATGGAAGTGCTTAGGTATTCAGAATCTATGAGGGATGATTGCAAAATGATATTCCTTACTCACAGTGAGAATGTCGGTGATGCCATGAATCCTAAATATTCAATCAAGACTATTGGTAAGTTATTGGCAGAGAAAGTAACTCTGGAAGGTCTGTTCACCTATGTATTCTTTACTAAGGTACAGGAAGGCGATTCTGGCAGGATGGAGTATAAGTTCCTTACTAATACTGACGGAGAGTGTGTAGCAAAGACTCCGATGGGTATGTTCGATGATTTGTTAATTGACAATGATTTGAACGAGATTATTAAGGTAATTGATGCTTATAACAACGACGAGGAATGATTATAAAAATGATGATTACCTTTGACTATAATCCTGATACTAAGGAGTGTGTACTTCTAAAGCAGGAGCAAGTTAAAGAGAAAGCTCAGAAGGCAAGCACTAAGGCTGAGGAAGCAGAGGATTCTGCTGAACCTCAGATTACCTTGGAGTCTAACAAATATGTCCTTAATAGGGCAGCTGCATCCTTAATGGGTGTAGAATGGGAGAATAGGTTAGATATTAAGTATCAGCCTATTGAGAAGGGTGGATTGATGTTCCCTATTATAGGAACTGATACAGCCTGGAAGACCAAGTCTGGTAACAAATTAACTAAGAGCCTTACAGTAAGTTGCAGAGGCAATGCAAACGACTTATTGTCCAAATATGGAGATACATTTACTGTAACTCCGTGGAAGGGACATGATGG